TTATTTTTATATTTTGTAAATCAAAGAAAAGTTTACCTGCTCATCAGCGACGAAATTATAAGCCTGTTTATTGAGCGGAGTAAACTGCAGCCAAGCTGATTTACTTGCACTTCCTCTGAACATTCCGCCGTTTTTGCTTATGCCGATATCATGAACAATCACATCCGATTTGTTTGAGAAAGGCATATTGAGCAAAGATATTGAAGATGTTCCGCCTAAAGATGTTGCGTTCATAATGACGGTGACATTGACAATAACGATATCGCCTATTTTTTCATAAAGGCAAGTTGCAGATTTTATTTTATCAATCTGAGTAGAGTACGGAGTAAGAGTAGCTGTACCAAGTTCGATATTTGACGAGTCGTATTTAGTCGACAAGGCGGTTTTATCTGCTTTCACAAGCAGAGCGTTGTAAACTGCTCCGCTTGTGAGGTAACACGGGCTGTTATTTTTTGGCTCGCTGTCAAACGGCATTGAATCAAGTTTTCGGGCAAGTTTTTTATCTGTTCCTTCTCGTGTATATGCGTCTGAAATGCCGTACCCTGCGAGAGTATTGGCTTTATCAGCTTTTTTTGCAAGATTTGTGTCGACTGTATCAAGCCTTGCCCCAAGTGAATTAGAACCACCTCTTGCCGTGGCTATTTCGGTTTCAAGTGCAATTGCCCCGTCTGTTGCCTGTTCAATCCCCTCGTCCATATGGTTGAGGTTGTCGGCATTAAGAGCAGGAGCAGATCCGTTCACAAAGACAATTTTATTGTATTTGTTCATTTTCTTTTATTTCCTTTCCTAATCGTTTTTCGCCCTTTGATGTGAGGGTAGTTATAAATCCGTTCATTTTCTTATTGAACACAAATGTTTCAATTGTCGGCAAATCTTCAAACGGAGTTTTAATTGTGTACTTATCGCCTGCCTCAAGCCACCAATACGAAAACAGCTTAATTTTTGTCGGGCGGTATTTATATACATCACCAAAAAAATTAACAGAATTATATTTTGTGCCGATATCACTTGCTGTTGTTCTGCACCTCATCAAAATGTTATCGGAAACATACCACGAAAAATCGTTACTGTTGCCATACAAAAACGCTTTTTTATCAGCAAACTTAGCACTGTACATACGGATAGGCTCAAGTTCGTAATCTTCAAAGGATAAATCTTTGTACGAATCGATTGTTTCAACGGAAGATTGAGAATACAGCCTTTTAAAACGCATTTTTCCGTCGGCATCTATAACGGCAAAGCTCAAAGTTAATTCTGCGTAAGCTTGGATTAAATCTGACAAGGTAATGTCCTTTATAACCTTTTCCACGCAGGTATCATCAAATTTCAGCGGTACACTAAAGATAGATAAGCTCGGCGGTGAAACCCCTGTAATTGCATAATCTTTGGCAAATTCTGCGATTATTGAATAAAAGCTCTTAAAATTATCGTCTTTTTGATAGTGCGCATAACCATAGTTCTCTTTGCCTCCAAACCACAAAGACATATCCACCTTTGACATATCATAAAAAGCGTCATAGGCTGTGATTTTGACGATGTTACGCTGTTTTTTATCTCTTTGAGCCGACTGAATTTTACCGTAGAAAGCAGGACATTCAACCGTTCCTGTTTCGGCAGGACAAATAAGAGTATTTGACGGGTACAAATCATCTGACGGATACAGCTCCGATTCAAGATATGTTGCCGTTATGATGACCTGTACCGTCTTTCCTATCAAAGCCGAGCAATCATAATCAATGAGTTTCACGCTCATTTCAGAGGCTATGCAACCGCCGAATTTCAATTCTTTTTCAACGATTTCATTTTCAAGCGAAAAACTGTTAAGCACGATACTTTCACCGGTTATATCCTCAAAACTGCCGTCAGGAGAATGCAGGGCAACGGTGTTGTAAAGTGTGTTTGTTTTCAGCTTATCAGCAATTTCTTTAGATACAAGCATTTTTAAGAATCACCCCTTAATACTCAATCAGCTCAACCGTAATCGGCTGATAGGTTATATCACTTTTTTCGGCGGTCATTACGGTATATTCGATATCAGGAATATAAAAATAAGAGGTGTAATAGCTGTTCGTTTCATCGTTCCAATAAGTTACCCTGCACTTTCTCTGTAACTTATTCGCCATTGAGAGGTTGATAATCGACTGAAAATCAATCTTTTCGTCAAGATGAAGAATGTGAGTTGAAAACGAAATTTTTGTTTTGTAATTTGACAGCGTTGCTCTTTGAAGTGTACCGTTCTGATCTCGTTCCGCAGAAGTTTCAAGTCGCTGATTCGGAGTTGATGAAAATGCGGTAATGTACTTATTCGGCATTATGTTGTTGCCGAATTTAAGCAAATAGCCGTTATAATTTGACATATCATTTCCCCCTTTATGCGAATGCGGATTTACCGTTGTGTCTGCGTCTGTAAAGCTCATCCTGTCTTATCATTTCTTCAAAAAGCGTTGAACCCTCAAGCTCGGCAGTAAACGAATAAGTGTTGCCGCCGTTATTGCGAAAGATAATGAACATTTCATAAATGCGTTTAAGCAGGTCAAGAATTTGTGTGAGAATCACTGTATCCTGACCGCCCGAATTGTCGAGCATACCCTGCAACTTGTTGAGCGGAGAAATAACCTCAGGGTTACCGCTGTTAGCGCCTGCGTTATCGCCGACAACAGCAAGTGTCGGAGCTTTAACAATACCGCCTTTTGCAAATTTTCGTGCAGGTGATTCTGTGGGTTCTTCAAATCTCGGAATGAGAGGCGGATTTTCAGGCATTGAAAAGCTCCAATCCTGCCCGATGACAGAACCAATTGCCCCTGCAATTCCGCCGATTGCATTGATAACACCGGAAACAAAGTTATAAATACCCGTCCACAAGCCGTTAATACCGTCAATGATAGCATTTACAATAAATCTAAACACGGCACAAATACCATCCCAAATACCTTTGAAAAAGTCGTAAATACCTTGCCAAGCTTTTTTCCAATCTCCCGAAAAAACACCTGTGATAAAGTCAATAAGACCGCCGAATGTTTTTTGAATGGAAGTAACCAATTCACCGATAAATGTAAACACATTATCAAATACTCTTTTTACGGCATTGAAAACATTCTGAAATATAGGTCCCCAAAAGCTGACAAGCCAGTTTACAAACGGCGACAGAAAGTTATTCCACACGGTTGAAACACAGTCTGCAACCTTACCGAAGAAGTTTATTGCGCCCTCAAAAACAGGCTTCAGCCAGTTTTCCCAAGCTGATTTTACGATTGCTACGATAAAATCCCACGCAGGCTTAATCCATTGATTGTAAACATTCATCAGGGTTGTGCCGATGTTGGTAAACATATTGCAGATATTCTGAAAAATCTGCTGTCCGTTGCCGTTCCACCAATTACTGATAATTGTTCCGATATCTCCGAAAATCTGACCGATAAAGTTAAACACATCTGCAAACTGCAATTGTAAATTTTCGAGAAATTCAGTGATTGTTGCACCGTCATTTTCAGTCCATTCAACAAGGCTTTCGGTTGCAGTTGAAAACGCACCCGAAACAACTTCGCCGACTGAGCCAGCAAAGGTTGTAAGACCGCTTAAAAGATTGGAAATTGATTCTTCCATTTGAGGGCGAACATTGTCAATTGCATTGCCTGCAAGTGTTCCGAAATTATCAAAAAAGGTTGAAAGGTTGTTATAGCCGTTTGTAAGATTGTTACCTATGGTGTCGATAAAGCCGATAATCTTTTCCCTGTCTTTTGAAATCCACTTAGCAACACCGCCTGAAATGGTCTGAAACGACTTTCCGCCGATTGTCGCAACCGCTCCGAATGCAGAGCCGATTGCCCCGAGTTTTGCAGAACCGACCTTTTGCATTGTGCCGAATGCCTTTTGAACTATGGGAACAGCATTATCAAAAACGGTCTTGCAGTTCTTGCCTATAGCTAACCAATCAACCTTGTTAATACCTTTCTGTACATTATCGACAAAACCTTTAAACCCGCTTTTTTCGTATAGATTTTTGAATGCACCCGAAAGATTTTTGCTTGTGTCCTTGACAACATTCTTTGCAACAGCTCCGCCCGATGAACCGCCTGAAGAGCTTTTTGATGAGGAGGTGTCTGACTTTGAAGATGAGCTGTCAGAGCTTGAAAGCACATTCAGCTTATCAAAGCCCGCAACACTTCTCTTTGCTTTTTCGGAACTTTTCTGAACATTATCAAGTGACTTTGAACTGTCATCTGCCGTATCCGTAAGGCTTTTGGCAGAATCGGACGCAGATTTGATATTGCTTGCGGTGTTATTGCCTGTATCCCAGCCGAAGACCTTTGAAAGCGATTCAACCGCACCTTTGGCATATTCCGTTAAAGTCGCAAGTGCGGAACTCAACCGCTTTACAACCTGAGTTGCCACCTGAAGAATAGGCTGACCGACTACGGCAAGGAGCTGTTTCCAGCTTTCTCTGAGGTTGCCCGTTACATTCTCCCAACCGTCTGCTTCACGGCTTGCCTGTCCCATAGCACCCGAAAGCTGATTAGCGTCCTTGACCATTTGCAAAAGCGTGAGCTGTTTCTGCGATTCCGACAAATCCGTAAATGACTTGCCATACAGCTTATTAGCCGCCGCATTTCGTGTGGTTTCAGTACAGGACAAACCGAGTGCGGCATCATTTTCAAAGTTGCCTTTAAGAAACGATTTCAGGCTTTCTGCGGTGTCTTCAAGCGAACGGTCGTAATATGCGGCACTGTCGGCTGTTACCTGTAAAGCCTCCTGCATCATACCCAAAGCACTTGAACTGTCCATACCCGTAGTTTTTGCAAAGGCATAAATGCTTGTGCCGACACCTTGTAATCGGGTTTCAAGAATACCGCTTTGATCGGCAACGCTCTGAATGGCTGATTCTGCCTGCGACTGCATTGTGCCGAAAGTCTGCTCAAACTGTGAATTTGCCGCATTGACTTCCGCAGCCGATTCAATGCACTGCTGACCGAACTCCTTGATTTTGGCAACGGAAAGGGCGGCAACCACAACTGTACCGATTTTCTTAAACGAGGATGAAACCGAATTGCTTAACTGCTCACCGCTGCCTTTGATGTTTGAAAACTCTTTCTCGGTTTTCTGAGAAACGCCCTCCGCAACCTTTGAAAAGGACTGTTTCATATCCGTGCTTACATTTTCAAAATCTTTTGAAAGACTTGAAAATGCCGAATCAAACTTTTTTGTAATTGAATCGGAAATCTTATGCAATGTTTTGGAAATATCATCACCCGTAAGCCTGACATCAAGCTCAATTTCACCCGCCTTTGTCGCCATATTCACCACTTCCTTTCATTTTAGATTTTTTAAAAACAGGCATAAAAACAGCGCACACCGTTATGATGTACGCTAATAAAATATTTGCAAAAGAACAGCCACCCCATTTGGAGTGGCTTTTTGTTTTATTTGTTGAGTTCGTAGTATTTGATGTCGATTTTCGGAAGTGACACATTGTTGCCCATTACGGTTTCATATGTATAGTCGCCGTCACAAGTTCCCCAGAATGTGATTACATCATCTTCAAGGAGTTTGTCCGCGCCGTCAGGAATTTCTACTGTTGCGTAGATTGTATCAGTCCACAATGGTTCATCAAGATACTCATTTTCTTCTTTGGTTATATTGATTCTCAGGTCAACCGAATCGCCCCAGCCTTCCTGAACCTGAATAATCTGACCTTCAAACTTGTAGTCATTACCTTTGTACTTGTCAGGGTTTCTTGAAAGAGTTTTAAAGTCGATTGTTTTGCAACCGTCTTTAAATTCTTTTTCAACCTTCTTCGGGTCTTTAGTAGGCTTTTCTGTTGCAACTTCTTTTGTGGTCGGTGCTTCTGTTGCTTTTTCAGTTGCTTTTTCTGAACTCTGATTTGCAACAGTAGTTTCCTGCTTTGATTTGTTTGAACCGCTGTTACCGTTAATTGCACCGTTTACACCGCCAACAATCATAATAGCAACAACGATAATAACCCAAAAATACCAACGCTTGTAAATTTTCTTCTTCGCATTTGCAGGATTTACGGTTGCCGAGGTTGAATCGTTTCCGCCAAAGCCTGCACCGCACTTGTCGCAAAATTTTGCATCGTCCTTTAATTCGTTTCCGCAATGTGGACATTTCATAAACATACACTCTCCTTAATAAATTTGTTAGTGTATGTTACATTTTATCACTATGTATTAACATTGTCAAGAATTTTGTAGATACAGCGAAAATTATGTACAAATTTACAGATTGGCGAAGAAGTTTTGAAATTCTGCAAGAACGGTGTTCATATCTTCGTCTGAATAGTGCTTTGCATTCCTTGACCGCCACTTGTTACGGATTTTGTGCTGTGACGAAGTAAAGTTTTTCAAGACCTCTTTGTCGGTTTCAAGGCGAATTTGAACCGTTCTTGCAAGCGGTGTTTCGGGCCCTAAGCCTTGCAGAAGTGAGCAGAACTCATTCCAACTCATTTTTGCAAAATCCTTTGAATAAATACTGACCCCGTACTCCGAGCGAAAGCTCGACACGATTAAATCAAAGTCATCAATCAGGTCGTAGCCGGGGTCTGAGCTTCCCCCTCGTCAGTCAAATCGCCTGTTGCAATTTTGGCGGATTCGCTGATAAGGGCGTTGAAATCGTGCATATTCAGCTTTAACTTTTCAATCTTTTCTCTCTCGGATTCATCAAAAAGAAGATGATACATTTCGATAACATCTTTGCTTTTACCGTTGCCGTCCTCAAAAAGTGCCGCAACTTTGAGCATTGAAACTGCGTCATTGTTGATTGCAAGGTCAACATTTTTAACTCTGACGCTCGGCTTTTCCTCAAAATTAAGCTTGTCTGTAATATCAATTAACTTTGACATAATCGTTCATTCCTTTCGTTTTTTAAGCGGCTGCTGTATATACGGGCTTGCCGTTTGACATAACTTCAAATTCAAGCGGAGCAACACCCGTGCTTGCGCCTGCACCGTTTGATGTAACGGATACAACTGCATTTTTAAAGAGGACGGTTGAGCCGTCGGGGAAAGTCCACATAAACGGAACTTCTACCTTTCTGCCGTTTTCAAATGACAATGCGGCAATCTGGTCGTTACCTGCGTCACCGATTGTACGCTTACCCTTTACCGAAATTGTGATTGACTTAGCAGTCATAAGCCTTGACTTCCAGCCCTCGTTTTCAAAGGCTGTCCATTCCTCGACACCGTTGTCAAATGCAACGGAAAATTCTTCGCAGTTAGCAATATTTGTCGTGGCGGATTCTGTTCCTGTCTTGCCAACCGCAAACTGATTTTCATAGCACGGGAATACTCCCGATTCAACCTTTGCCATAAAATTACTTCCTTTCGTAATAAAATTTAACTTCAATGACCTGCTCATACACACCCTTGTCGTCTGTTCCCACATCAACGGGTTCTTCCGTGAGCAGTTCGATTATATAGATTTTGTGTTCCTTAATTTCAACATTTTTAATGCCGTAAAGCGTTTCGTAAAGCCTGCGTGCAAACTCCTCGGTTTCTCTTGCGTTGTCGGTGTAATGGATAAGCAAAGACACGCTTATTGTATCGTAGGTGCTTTCACCGCCGATTGCCCTTGTGGGTGTTCCCGACTGCTTTAATGAATACACCCCGATTGACCTGTCCTGTTTGTTGTCAAGCTTGCCGATGTAATAACGCTCGGCTGAGGTAACGCTTTTGAGCCAATCTCTGATGTCCGATAAGTAAATCAAAGTCCTGTATTTCTCCTATATATTTTAGTGAATGTTTGACTGCAAAAATTCTGCCTTGTTCCACCTTTGAGCCAATATCGAAACCATTTACCGCCTGCACTTTTGTTCGCACCGTGTTTTTTACCCTCGGAATCCGTCCACACTTCTCTGTGAAAATTATACTCGGGGTGAAAATACAACCGCCTTGCATACGGAGTACTTGACACGATTTTTACAACGCCGTTCCGGCTCTGAGCATAATCAACAAAGGTATTTTCATTTTGAAGATTGTCTGTGTCAAACGGCATTACCTGCGTGTTTTTCACCTGTGTAAGAAGTGCATCACCTGTCTGTTCAAGAGCCTGTTGCTTTGCCTTGTCAAGCTGTTTTACAACAGGAATATTGAGTTTGATTTTTGATGATACCGAAAATCCCATTAAATCACATCCAATTCCGTAAAATTAACTTTACCGTCGGGGTTGCGGTGTTTTGTACCCTGTACGATGTTTCGTTTTACGCCGTCAAGGATTACAAAGCCACCGCTTAAAGTGGGGCTGTCGGGAGCAATGTCGCCGTCAAAAAGCAAGACAGCCGACACCTGAACAATTTTCTGCTCTTTGGTATAGACCGTCTTTGCCTTTGACTGCATATTACACAAGGCAGAGCCACCGTGCAGGGTTGCTGACGGGTACAAGCTGTCGGAGGGATACAGATTTTTGCATTCAAACACGGTCAGGGGTGCTCCGTCCTCGGTAACACCCTCGCCGTATATCGTCACCTCAACAGGAGTTTTGCAGAACTGCTTTTTTACAAGTGGCGGAAATTTCAAAGTATATCACCTCATATTGCAGGATAGCAAAGTCCCGTTGATTTTAGCAATGCATAGAGGTCGGCAGGAATTGCCACTCCGCTGATACACATTAAATTCCAGCTTGCGCCAAATTCCATTGATGTGCCGTTGATTGAATAGCTTTTCAGATAGGAAGAAATCATATCGGCATTTTCTTCTTCAAAAGCAGTAAGTCTGCTATGCACTTTGCCGATGATTCTCTTCTGCATTTCCGAAAGTTTTTCAAAATCAATGCGGTTAAAAGTCAGAACATCAATGTGTTCGGCAGAAATAATACTGTTTTCATCTCCGCCCTGATGTTCAATGTAATCGGCATACATTACGCAACCGCCGTTGTGTCAACATCGGCATAAATGCTGTCGATTTTGCCGTCCTTGCCGTTCGGGAATACGAATGTGTCGGAAAGTGAACGGTTCTGATAGAGCCAGCCGTCACCCTCTGTGTGTGAGCCGGGAGCAAAGAAGTAAATGCTTGAAATCTTCGGAACAGTCTTGCAGGTTTCACCGCAAGCAACAAGAACATTGATTTTGTGAGCGCCTGTTGCAGGCTCAAAACCGCCGTCATCGGGGTTAAAGTTGAAGTTATCGTAGAAACGCTCATCGTCAATAACCTCGATGATAGGGCAACCGTCAATCTCGGTCACTCTTGTTTCAATGCCGATACCGTCCTCTGCAATCTGTGTAAGCTCAATCTTACGAGTGAACTCTGTTGACTGTTCAAGGCAGTCCATAATGTGAGATGTCACATAGGCAACAAGTGTGCCTCTTGCCTTGTATCTGCGGAGCTTGCCGGCAGAGAGAATTGTTTTGAGCTTTGAATAAGCGTTCTCCTTAGTCCACTCCGATGTCTTTGTTGAAGAATGATATCCGTCTGTTGCCTGAGCCTTTGTTGCAACCTTTGAGAAGAAAAGTGCGTCCGTTTCGGGAGCAACCTGTGTCTGCTCAAACACCTTTGAAATATTCTCAACCTTTGCGGTTGCGTTAGTTTCGTCAACATCTGCCTTATCAACGAGGAACTCGATATCACGGTCGTGCTCGCAAGTGAACGGAACATCAGTCTGAACATACTTACCCTTGTTCCAACCGCCGTTGCGATTGTGGTTCTTAAAGCCTGATGTACTCATCTGTGTGAAGTGGAATGTTCTTGCACCAACCCACTTTACATTTGAAGTGATGAACGGTGATGTAAGTGTGCCCTGAACAAGAATTTCGAGCAGGTCAGGGCTGAACTGCTCAGCATAGTTATTTGTGTTTGCCATGATTTTTTCAATCCTTTCTTTGGTTAAATATTAAATCTGTTCCATTTTTTGGTAGGAACATTTGCCTTTGGTTTTGTGCCGTCCGATGTACCGTTGCCGTCACCGCCGATTTTCTTAACTCCTGTGCCGTTCTCGGCAGGTTTGCCCTTGAGTGCGGGGATATCGTCAAGCACCTTTTTAACAGCCTCTGTCAGCTTTTCCGCATTGACATTGCCGTCTGTCACAGCCTTTGAAAAGTCTGCAATTTTAAGCACATACGGAACGGTTGCAATGTCAACGCCCTGTTTTACGGCTTCGAGGGTTGCCGACTGGTTGACTTCTGCCATAAGCTTTGCGTTGTTTGCCGATTCAACTTCCGACTGCATTTTTGCTAAGTCGGGAGTGTTCTCGGCTTTCTGCTTTTTAAAAGCACCGATAGCCTCTTTCATCTCATCGGCTGACAATCCCTGCTCCTTAAAATATGACTTCAAAACGGTGTCCTCTGTCACGCTCTGTTTGCCTGTAATAAGGCTTGCGAGCTTGTCATAATCAAAGGCAGGAGCGTTTCCCTGTGGAGTTCCCTGCGGTGCAGGTGTCGGTTCATTTGGGGTTGGTGTTGGATTTGGTTCTGCCATTTTTTTCATATCCTTTCAGTTTTTCGGGTGTCTCCCGTAATCAGTTTATAGAGTGTCTCTCTGTTTCAGTTTTGCACGGTGTCTCCCGTAGTTTAATGTCTTCGGACAATAAAAAAGCACCTTACATATTCGTAAAGTGCTTAATCCGCTGATTCTGTTTTCTTTGTTCTCGGCTTTTTAGGAGCGTTTGGTTTAACCTCAACTGCAAAGCCGCCGTCAATGAGCTGTTTGGCTCGTTCGTCAGAACATTCAAAGACTTCATTTACAGGACGGGTTACATATCCGTTCTGCCTGTCGTTAAATGCTGTTGTTACTCTGATTTTCATTCTGTCACCACCTTTCTAAACCGGTCGAAATCGACGGGTTTAACTGTTAATCTTTACTCTTAAATGTAATCGGCAAAATCTGTTTAGGCAGGAAGTTAATTTCATAACGGTATTTGTCCACTTCTGCACCGCTTATGTCCTCTACAACATACATAGTTTCATCATTAAGACCTATGATATGCTTTTTGTATTCACCCTTGCCCGTTTCGCAGACAACCTCAATTTGGTTATCATCATTATCGACCTGTAATGAAAAAGCGGCAACAAGTTCAAATGACGGCTTATCGGTTCTTGTGTTAATAACCGTAAGCCTGCGTATCACATTGAAATTGTCTGCTTCCTGCGAAACATTGTACGATACCTGCGTTGCCTCGGTACAGCCCACAGTAACCAGTACGGTTGTTGCAATCATAACTACCATAAGTACAATTGCTAAAATTCTTTTTCTCATAGTATCAAACCTTTCTTTGATTAATAATAAAAAAGCACTCTGATCTCTCAAAGTGCTGATTCGATGTGTTAAGTTTTGTCTTGGTAAGTTACAGGCAAGTTAAACAACAAAACCGCCCTTTTTACGGAGCGGTTAGTTTTTGTTTCTTTGTTTTTCAAGTTCTTTAATTATTTCGTCAAGACGTTTTGAAGCTTCTTCGTTAGAACCATCTAAAACAGATTTGTTTATTTCTTCCATTCAAATAAACCTCCTTCTTGATGTTTACTTAAAAATTTATCAATAACCTTTCTGTATTCACTATCAGAACCTGTTTTTATCCTCTTTTTTCCCATTCGTTGTAACTCTGTTAAAAGTGATAGTCTGTCGTATCCTTTCAACTTTGTTAATACTTCAATGTTGCCATCGTTTTTCACAATAGTAAATGTTTTTATACTATCATTCTTAATAAATTCGATAATATCATTTAAAGAATAACTGCTGTTTCTCGGGTGATTGTGCATAACAAATAAATCTTTGCCTTGAAGTGCTGATCCAAAATCTATTTTTTCATCAGTTCCTTTAATAGGCTCTGTAATCATTTTGGACACATCATTTTTTAACACGAAGGCAACTTCTTTATTGTCATTTTGTTCTTTTGAAAATTTCAAAAGCTCCTTGTGTCGTTTTTGAATTTTCAAACACTGCTCTTCTGTATAACCTTCAATATCAACTTTAGGAATACGACTGATAGCTTTATCGGTTATCGGAGTAATAGGCTTTTTACTTTTCTCTTTTATTATACCACTTTCACCCGATTTTGCAACATTTTCAGATGAATTGCTTTCTGCTTTATTAACCTTTTCTTCAAGCCGATCCGCCCTATCGTGCCACTCATTGGCTCGGGTTTGGGCAATGCGTTTATTGTCCTCATCAAGGCTGTATTCAGCACGGCGGTCAAAGCGTTCTGCCTGACGCTGTGCATACTGCTGTTTTTCCTCAAGCCGTTCTCTACGGTCCATTTCTGCCTCTTCTTCGGGGGAGACAGGTTCGAGTGTCGTTATTTCCTCGTAATATGTACTCGTGCTGTCCTTGCACCGTGGATGAAACAAACCGTTCTTGATTGCGGTTGAGAGGAGCGGATAGTTTCCGTCTGACTTTTTGCCGTTTGAATACACATCGTCAATAAACACTTTGCCGATATATTTTGCACAATCGGGGCAACCGCCCTGTCTTGAGTTCACAACAACGAGGGATACTCCCCATTCGGCTCGCTTTTCGCCCTCACCACGCAGATAGGCTCTTTTGTTGGCTGTTTTAACCGCCATATCCGCATAATCCGAGAGCGTATGCCTTGCACCGTTTTTGTATTCCACACAATTAAGACCTGCGTTGAGCATATCCTTGCAGGCGATGTCAACGGCTTGTTCGTATGTAACCGCACCCGTATTCATTGCTACCTGCGCATTGTATATCGCCTTGCGGTACTTGTCATTGCTCATACGCAAAACTGCCGTTTCTGCCCTCTTTAAATCGTCTGTGGTCGATTTTATGAGTGCGTCAAGTTTACGGTCATTCACCTTAAAAAACTCGGCTGTGCTGTGTGCTGACGGCTTTTTCGGGGCTTTGAAACCGTCCTTGACAGCTTCAAGAATTTCTGCCTCCTGACTTGCATTTCCGTCAGCTTTGGCGGTGCGAATCATCTCTTCAACCTTGCTGTTAATGGTTTTGAAACGCTTGCCGAATTTCTTTGCGTTGTGCTTGCGGTACTCTTCAAGACTTTTGAGCTGTTCAGCCTGCCATTGTGTCCAGTTGTAACCCTCTTTGGTTTCTTCGGCTCTGTGACGGCTGAAATTGCGCATCATGCTGTCGATAAGCTCGTTTTCAATTCTCTCAAAAGACTCTTTAATGTTGTAATCACTCATTGCTTACCCATTTGCTGTCGTCGTCCTGATTTGCGATATCTTCGGGTTTATCGGGTTCATTGCCCGTGTCGGTAAGGTCCACATCGTCAAGTTCCGATTTTTCTTCTTCGCCTGCAATGCCCTGTTCTTCCTTAATTCTCTGCACCTCTTCGGCTTTCCAATCGTCCGACTTGCTGTCGCCGTACAATTCTTCAACCGAGGTTTCAACTGACATCAAACCGCCCTGTCTTGCTTTTGACACGGTTTCAACCTGACTTTCAAAGCTCGGATTTGCATATTCGCCGAAGTTTACGGATACTTCCAAGCCCTCAACAATACCATTGCCGTTAAGTTCACCGTCTGCATTGAGTACAACTGCAACAAGGCTTTGAAGTGCGTTCTGCGTAATTTTCACAAGGTTCTGCCTTGTGTAAAGGGTTGTCTTTTCCTTTTCACGCTGAGCATCTGCATTATCAAGCTTCTTCGTATCAATGCCGAGAGTTGACGGCGATATAATGCCCTGTAAGCAGAGGTCGAGGGCAGTAATGTATGAACTCAAATAGCTTTCGTGCTGAATCTGCGGACTTTCGGTGTAAATCCTGTTGCCATTGCCGTTTTCAGACATATCGTTGCCCACGGTGATAAATCGGTTGTCAAACGGATTCGGCGACATCGGCTGACAGGTTTCGGGATTTCTCGGAACAAGGCAATCAGGCACATACTGCTTTGTTCGGCAGGCTCTGAGTGCATCCATCCACTGTGACCACACTTCATCAAGGCTGTCGAAAGCGTCTGTTTTTATGCCAATAATGCCCGCACCTCTGCCCTTGTGGCACGATTTGCCGTAAAGGACAGGTACAGCCCACATATATGATTCGTCAAATGTAACGCCCTTTGAATCAATCCACGAAAGAGCGTCAACCGTGTGCAGGTCAATCTCTTTGCCGTTGTCATCATACAAAGCATAGTGAATATAGCCGTAACCGTATGTTTCTTCAAAACGGTAACGGCGGTGTTTTTGCGTGTAATCGGTGTAAAACTTAACCTCTCGGATTCTGCCACGCACATATGTAAAGTCGATGTTTTCGGCAGGATACCATTCAACAATCGGAACATCTGATACAGCCGTGTCAAAGCTGACCTTAAAAGCACCGTCACCGACAACACATAGGTCACGGAGCATTTGCTTAACCGTGTCGGACAATTTGTTCTGCTTTTCAATATCTTCCCAACGCTCTGCATAAGCGGTTGAATTTTTGCTTGTAACATCTGTGCCGTTGTAGTCGGCAATTACGATATTCACAAGCGTTTCGCAGATGAGTGCCGGCAAGCCCGTATGTATTTTACGAATTTCAAGCCCCTCTGTACTTTTTGCCGCCCAAAACATAGTTTTGTTTGTGTCAATCTGCTTGTACAGCTCCGCAAGCTGTCTGCTGTTGCCCCAATACCAAATGCGATTGATAAAGCACTCGGTCAGATGATTGCTTGTTTCGGTAACGGTAATTGTTTTGTCGCTTGCAGGAGTAATCTGCAAAAAGTTTTTAATTCCCGATCTGATAGATTCAGCCATTCTGTTAATCAGCCCCATTTATTTCACTTCCAATAATATTTTTAAACGGCAGCCACGCATATTGACCGCTGTTAATGCAATGGTCGTGACCGTCCTCGGGTGTGTTGTCTTTATCCTCTCGCCAGCTGTAAATTTCAAACTCGGCAATCGTGTTTTTACAATGTTCAAGCACAAAATAACAGTCGGTGGCAAGCCAGCCGAGTACAAGATTGATTCGGTCGATAATCTTCGTTTTCTTCCATGCATTTGCAAAGTCATAGACACAGCCGTGCTGTCGCTTATACTTTTGAAATTCGGTAATAGTCGCTTGGTCGGCGCTGTCAATAAAAGCCGTGCGTGCAAAGCCCCATTCATCACGGTTACGGTCAAGAAAATCAATAAAATTCTTCACCGTGTCACTCGGGGCAATAGGCGTTTGCATTTCAGCGTTGTTATAAACTCTTTCATCAAGCTGAACACACTTGCCGTGATTGGTAATGCCGTAAAATGTCATTGCGATAGTGTCAGGCGACTTCTGCGAATAGGCGGTATCAAGACCTGCGGTGAACTGAACAAAGTGTTCCGACTTGCGGTTACAGTTCAAAAACTTTCCTGCCCACTCTTTTGATTTGATATGTCTTGCCCTCTCAAAATTCGGGAACACAAGACCTGTTGCTCTGCCTCGCAAACCTAAGATTTTATTTTTATAGAGCTTTGTACCTTTCGGTGCAGAGTTCTTTTTCTTTTCAATCTGTTCGGGTGTAAGACTTAAATTGTCGGCAAAAGAAAAGAACCAATACCGCCAATTCGGTACAGGTTCTTCGGTAAGCTCCGCCGTAATCTCGGGAGGAACATCGTTTTCATATTTTTTAAAAGGACGGGAGCGGTTGACAAACTCCTTATACACAGGCAGGCTCGGATCATCGGGATTCAGCGTTGCAAGCATATAGTCATTACGGGTTGACATCTCTCGGATAAACTCGATATCGGCGGTGTTGATTTCGTCAATATACACGCACCCAAACTGCGCACCGAGAACCATTTCCCACTTATCCCGACTGCTGTAACCGAGAATATAGATGATTTTGCCCTCAAACTTGATATGCGGCAGCTTGTAGTCCTTGTCGCCATTGCCACAGTAAACTGCGTTACGGTGCAGGTCGAGAATACCGTTATCCTGCTGAATAATAGTTTCCTCAGCCTTGCCCGTAGTTTTGGCGGCAATTGTGTGAAGCTTCTTCGGCGACTGCGACACCATTCGCATAAACTTAACACCTGCTCCGACTGTTGTTTTTCCTGAGGCTGTAGTGCCTTCAAGAAATTCAGCCGACACATTTGTTGTGTTGATAAAGTCGATATACTTTTGTGACAGCGGAAATTTGTTACTCACTCAGCCCCTCACCGCCCAACTGTCTGAACACATCGGATAGCTTTTCGGACTGCTCAACTTTCGCATCAACCTTAACGGTGTATTCACCCGTCATCTTGTTGAGCGTGTCAATCGCCCTGATTCTGTCGGAGGTGTCCTGCCCGTCATTCCTTGCAATGTCGGACAAAGCAACCTGTCTGTCCTTTGCACTCATAATGCGCTCGTCCTTGAGCTTATCGGAAAGCTCCTTGATGTATTTTGAAACTCCAACATTCTCCAACAATTCATACGCTCTTGCGTTTGCGTAATTTTCTGAATATCCTGCCTGTATCGCACTCTGAACGGTGTTACCGCTTTGTGCATAATATTCAGCAAATTTACGCTGTCTTGCATTTAATTTGTCTTTCACGGTATCACCGCCTTTCACACTAACACAAAACCGCCCTCAAGCGAGAGCGGTCTGTGCGAATTTTTTAACTTAGAAGAGTTTCGCATATGTCCTGTTTGTCAAACTTTCATAATACCATTATACGCAGGGTAAGGGTGACATTCAATGACATTTCAAAATAATTTTACGAGAAATCGAACTTTTTTCGGAACGCCTGTAACGCTTCGCCGTGCAATCTCAGGGTATGCCTTACGCTCATTTCCATGCTTTCGGCAATATCCTCCCACCTGTTGCAGTTTATGTAATACTCAGTCAAAATCGCAATGTAACGGTAATCGTCAAGTGCGTTGATTTTACTGCGGATTTCAGTTTTCAACCGCACAAGATTGTCAATCTCCCGATTGATTTCAGCCTGAAGGTCTGCAATTCTGTCCACTATCCGCATAGGGTCATTCACTCCTGATGTCTTAACAGGCTCGTTTTGCTTAACCGATACCTGTGCAATATTCAGCCTAAGTTTTGACAGCTCGTGTTCTTTCGTTCTGATTAACTTGTCTGAAACCCTGACCGAATATAAATAATCTTTAACCGTCAATCCGCATCACGCTCCTCCTCGTCAAGCATACCAAGTTTCTGTGCCAACGCAATAACTGCGTTTACAATCAAATACAAATCCTTGCCTTTAATATCGCACATACGATATCTGACTTTGATAGTTTCTTCTTCATTGTCGATTTCATCAAAACCAACAACTACACCTTTATTTAAGGTTTCTGTTTCGCCGTTATCGTAATTAACGGTGATATTTTTAACGCCTTTCATTCTTCTACCTCACTTTCAAGCCAATGTTTTGTGCAGTCAATGCAATTGTACTTAAACTTTTCACCTATTTTGCAATTACAATTAATATATGGTGGGTCACCTGATATGCCATATGGGCAACTGAAAAAGTCTATACAGCTACGAGCCATTTCGTCAATTGACATCTGTTTGATTTTTTCAAAGTTTGTCATTCTTAACTTTTCATAGCAACTGATTCTCTGGATGTGCGATACTCTGAATGCAGTATTTTTAACCACTTTATTATTTACATCAGTGCAAAAATAAAAATTAACTGGTATTGATAAATTAGGGTTGTTTTCAAAGGCTTTTTCACCCGTCTTATGTAAAGTACCCTCAATTACAGTGTTATCCAAAAGAGTAATTGTCACACATCTGCCTAAATACCTTTCAAGTTCATTTCTTGTCATTGCTTTCACTCCTTATCCATTTTTACCCCACAGTAAGGGCAATATGGATACAAATCAATGTCCTCGTAAAAAGTGAGAAAATTTTTACACTCAGAACATAAATAATTTGCATAACCGACACCCTCGCTGTCATATTTCCAACTTCCGTGTTTAATCTCTTCCATTTCACACACCGTAGCATTATTAGGTTTACTATCATCAACTTCGATAATATGCTTAACTGTTTCGGCATTTCGTTTTGAATTAAAGTATATCGTGTTTACACTACCGTCTGCGAACGGTATATC